CCTTTATTGTTTCTCTTAACATACATATTATTTGCATTAATTACTTGTCCTTTAGAGTTTTTAATATCTAATTCAAGATAACCATTTCCTTTTAATACTGCTTCTTTGATCCATGGCCTTAATAATCCTAACAAATTACTATTTTTAATAAAGGCATCTAAAACTGCTTGTGCATTCGGATTCTTTACTTTAACTGTAAAATCTCCTATAATATAATCTGTATATTTATTTACTGCTCCACTAACCAATCCTACATTTTTACATGATTTTTCTAATTCTAAGAAATCTATCGGATGTTGTGCACCTAATGCTTTAGGAAATCTTACCTCTATATCATTTGTTTCACCAGAGAATGCTTGCTTAATTTTTATCTTGCCTTTGTTATTAATTAATATTGGCTTATCACTAATTGATCTTGATAAATATCCTTTAACTTTTCTACTCTTGACCATACATAACTACATCAAATCTAATTTATATATATTGATTGATGCATTATATAATATTAAACAGAGATATAGGGTTTGTATTGTTGTTTAAGTTCAAAGAACATTCTCATCATCATTGCATCACCAAAGTCAGGGGATCTGCCTAAATTCTCTTTAATATCTTCTTTAGGTGTAATTCTAATCTTCTCATCCTTATTTGGGTTATGCCATTTAACTTGCTCTAAATCTTCTATAATGTGCTGTTGATATTCTGGTTTAATATCCTCACACCCAAGCTTTCCTTTATTTACATAATCTGCTAATAAAAAATAACATTGAGTTTTAAGATTAGCGAAATTCTGGATCTTAGGTTTTGTGTATACTTTGCTCGGAATCTGTTTATGTTCTAATGGGCTCGAATTATTAACAAATCCTTTAACTTTCATCATTTCATCTACTACTCCACCACCAATTCCATCTTCATCTATTATTATTCTATTATATGGGATATTCTCTGCAGAACTTAACTTCTCTAAATATTCTCTTGTTTGCTTTGTGCTTGTTTTAGGAAAACTATATACTTTCTGCATAAACAATCCTTTCCATACAATAATAATTGTCTTATCTGGCCCAAATCTTGCCACATCACAACTAATATACTTGGTATCTCCATTCAATTCATTCTTTTTAGTAAAGATTTCTAATAACATCTCATATTCAAATAGTCTACTTGGATCATCATCATACTCCCAATTACCATAAAGTAGTCTTTCTTTTGAGTTTTTATCTAATTTCTCTAAGTTCTCTGCATAATACTTTGAAATATATGGATTATCTGTTACTAAGGCCGGTATAAATGCTCTAAATGTAGGCAACTTACCTTCTTTATATGGCATATAATAAACTCTATATGCAAAGTTCTTTGCTGGATTAGATGCTAATAATAGTTTTGGTATCAATCCATAATCATCCAGTTTGTACCTAAGACGCGACATAACGATGTTTTTTGCCTTTTCTGTAATCTCACTTACCTCATCAATAAATGCTGCTGTATACTCTGTAGAACCAAGTGAATCAAACTCCGGATCGCTCGGATATAAAAACAAATCTTTTAAGAATACTTCACTCCCATTAGGGAATTTAACCCTACCTTCCATAGAATTATAGACATAATCTTTGCCCGCCTCTAAATGAAATACTTCCTTACATACTTGAAAGAATGTTAATAATGTACTCTCTTTTATACTCTTTAAAATAGCTCGGCCCATTAAGTATCGCGTTCCTGGATAAGCTAAACAACAACTAACTAACCATAAACATCCAAGAAAACTCTTGCCACCACCAGCACCACCTCCATAAAATAGTTCTGTAGTTACCTTATCATTTAGTATTTGTAGTGCCAGGTGCTGTTTCTTTGATAGTTTGATTATCTCCATTATCAATAACAAACTTAAAATTATTTACATCTAATTTGCCTGAATGTTTGTTGTCGTGTTCTACTCTTTCAATGTAACCTCTTCCCTTGCCTTTAGTCTTTAAATAAAATATAACTGCTGCTGTATTCCTATCTTTCATTAGCTTAAACAAAGCATTCTCTGCAAAATCTAATGCTAATTCTGGTAACTCAGTTACCCACATCTTATAGTTTTCATCCTTGTCCAACCATAAATAATGGGTTCTCCTATTTATTCCTACCTGATTTACTGCTGCAGTAACTATCCCTAATTGACTTACTAAAGCCTCATACATTGCTTTTTTCTTACCTCTTAGTGCTTTTTTATCCATTTTTGAGTATTTATGTGCATTTAACTCCCTTTTTACCTGTAAGCTTTTCCCATCGTTCTATTATAACCGAACAATAAAATGGATCTATCTCCATCATATAACATTTTCTTTTTGTTTGTTCGCATGCAATTAATGTACTCCCACTTCCTCCAAATAAATCTAAAACTATCATTTGCTCTTTAGAACTGTTGTTTATTGCTTTCTTGCATAATTCTATTGGTTTCATTGTTGGATGAAGTTCTGATTTAACTGGTTTATCTATTTCCCACACACTTGGACAAAACCCCCCATAGTATTTGTGTTTACCATACCAACCATAAACTATTAATTCGTGTTTATAAGCATAATCCACTCTTCCCAATACATGATTATTCTTAGCCCAAACAAGTATCTGATGCAGTTTAAAATCTGATTTGTTTAATGCATTAAGCAAGTATCTTAATGTTGTACCTGCAAAGGTAAAATAAATACTATTTACATCATTTACACTCTCCTTTAATCTATTACATACTTTTTCTAAGAATAAGCCCATATCTTTAATATCGTCTTCTTTTATGGGAGTTTGTATCCTATTACCTTTATCTATTTTGTTTAAAAATTCATTCTTTCCAGCATATTCAACCCCATAAGGAGGGTCAGTAAATACCATATCTGCTTTTTGACTATTCATTAATTTATCTACATCCTCTTTCTTTGTTGAATTTCCACACATTACTCTGTGTTCTCCTAATTGCCATATTTCTCCTTGTTCTATTTGATACACTGGGTCTTTAGGTATTTGATAATCTTCTTCTTCTACTGGTTATCCCATATCTCTGATATTTCTTTGAATCAAATCCGGTTAAACTTAAATCATAACCTAATCCATCTAAAACTCTAAATTCTCCTTCTAATAATTTTTCATCCCAATCTGCAAATTCAATAGATTTATTATCCATTATTCTAAAAGCTTTTATTTTATCATCAGTTAAATCTTTTGCCCATATTATTGGTACTTCTGTCATTCCTAACTGAGTTGCTGCCTTTAGTCTTGTGTGGCCTGCTACTATTTCGTTATTTTTATCCAGAATTATAGGGTTCTTGAATCCGAACTCTTTTATAGACTTTGCTACAATATCTACTGCTTTATCGTTCTTTCTTGGATTGTTTTTGTACGGCACTATTTCAGCAATAGGTACATACTCTATCTCTAATTTTTCCATTTTTAGTTAAGTATCATTTATACGCTCTTGCCAACATTTATCACATACTGTAATTAATACATCTCTATTTCCATGTATTTCTTCTTCGTATGGGCAAGGCTCATCGATGTGAGTTGCCTTTGCTTTGCAGTCTTGACATATTTTTTCCATTTTGATTATAATGCCAGTCTTTCTCTGGCGTGTTTTTTTAAGTCGTCTTTCCAAGCTGTCAGAGTGTTAAAGAACATCTTCACTCATTAGTGCCCTTATGGTTATAACCAATGAAGACGGCAGGATTCGAACACTGCGACCTTTGGGTTAAGCCAATGCTCTTCCAGAGTTTCCATTTTACGTTATCAGGTCCCTTCTCTGAGCTACGTCTCCAGTCATGTTTAGTGACTATAATTATTTCTTATCTACAACTTTTCTTGCTCTTGCGATTGCATCTTCTGAATCTTCCATTACCCTATAAATATTAGAATATCCTTTGAATTTGTATACTTTAAACTTTACATATACTGGTATTCTATGTTTATCAGATAAATGAGAATCTCTCTTTTCATCTTCTTCTGTTAATTCAAAATTCTTTAATTCACTATACTTTTCCCAATCTATTTTAATTGGTTTGATTTCTTCTACTTTAACATATCCATTCTTTCTCATAGATAGTTTTGTTTGTTCATTATAATAATCATAAAAATCATCTTTTGCTGCTCTATCACAAAAAGGTAATCCTTTCTTTAATGCTTCTTGTTGCTTTTTGCCTAACATATTTAAGAAAGTATCTTCTACCGATTTCTTTGGTTTATCAAATAAAGGTACAAAATCTGCTTTCTCTGCATCTGTTGGTTCTCTCATTATTCCCCCCATTTTATTTTACCTCCGCTCCTTCATTTAGTTGACTTAACATTTCTTCTATGTTATCTGTTTTAAATTTAATATCTTCTTCCATTGTTAATATGATCTTTGCATCTGCTTCATCTTTTTTACTTCTTAGATAATCTTTCCATTTGTCATCATGCTTTCTTTTATCTTCTTGCTGTTTTAAAATATCTTTATTAAATTCTAATGATTGATTTAAATCTATTAATTCTGTTTTTACTCTTTCTAATCCTTTCAATGTTTTTACTTCCTCTTCTTTTGTCAATTTTCTTTTCATTTGCTTTCCTCTTTTTTTAAGTATTGTGAATCTATTAATTTGATTTGTTCGTCTATTATTTCTCTGCAATATTTGTCTGGTTTAAAGTCTGGATTACTATTAAAAAATTCTATTTGTCTAAAATTAAAACCTATTGTTCTTTGCACTATCTTCTCTCTTGGATTTACTCGTCTTCCGATTTTAAATCCTCCTCTGTGATGTTGAAAAAATCTACAAAAGTATTACATTTAATCATTATTTCTTTGGCTTTTTCCAAGTCATCTGCTGTTTCAACTTGTACATTTGATAAAACTAATTTAACTTGCTTGTTTACGAAGTCCTTATATAAAATTTTACATCCAAGTTCATCGCACCAATGATTAATCCAATTTATCGCTTCTTTTTTCAAATCTCTAATATAAACAGAAAGTTTATTCATTTCTAAATCACATCTTGGATAATCTTCCAGACATTGATATAACTCTAAATCATTTAAAGTTTTTAATTTACTCATTGTAAGTCCTCCTCTTTGATATTAAAGAAATTTTTAATCCAATCTTCTGTAGGGGGTGTTAATCCAAATCCCATATTGCATGTTTTATCTTTAAGATGTTTAATTGCTTCTTGTTTTAAGTCTCTTCTATAAACAGCATAAGTTTGACATTCATCAAAACGTTCCAATCCTTCAATATCTTTTAATGTTTTTAATTCCATAAGTAAGTTAATTACGCATAGTATTTAAATGTTTCTATTTTAAGTTAATTACTTGCTTTGCAGTATTTGCCCAAGTAAGTTCTTTTGCTTTTTGTTTTGCGCACTCTATTTTACCTTTAAAATCTTGATTTTCATATGCTTTTCTTAGTTTTGCGCGCAAATCTTCAATCTTTTGTGTTGCCCATTTGATACCCTCATACTCGAGTTCATGTTTTACTTCGGTTAGATCATAATCAATTAACCAGCCATTTTCTTCATTTACATAATCTGTTTGTCCCCCAAAGTTGGTTGTTATAACAGGTTTACCGCAAGCCATTGCCTCTAAGCATGGAATATTAAATGATTCTGCTCGAGTAGGTGAAACAAAAACATCACACTCATTATATAATCCATTTAAATCTTCATACTTCATGTTTGTTGCATTTACTAATACTGGTGCTGTATCTTTTCCGAAGTTGAATCCCATTTTACTTAAATTAGGCACACCATATGCTGGATTAATCTTTAATACTAATCTTACATTATCTGTTGGTTTAAATTCTTCCAAATAAGCTTTGATTAAATATTGT